AGAGCTAGTGACATTTACTGGAGCCAGCGATGCTTCAATGTCAGAAGTGGCAGCCGGAGCTGCGGTCGTTACTGTGCGCGAGAATAGACCCATGTGGATAAGTCTAAAGGCTCGCTATACATCTAACCGACCAGAATATCAATCTCCATCTCTGGGCGTGTCGCAAAGTGTGTCGCAAGTGCAGAAGCAACGGCCGCGCAGACTGCAACGCTTGAGGCGCGCCGTCCAATAATCCAGCCGCCATCTCCCATTGGCAATCTGACTGCCGATAATATCTGCTTGGATAATTCTGCCTGTTTCCCGTGGATCAATCTCTTTGAGGTAATTGCACCGAGAAGCTCGTCGCAACTTTGTCCGTACAGAGCCCCGTCGATGTCAATGACGGGAATGCCGGCTGGCATAAGCCTTGCAGCTACGGCAGAGCTTGTTCGCTTGCTAAAGGCCACATATTCAAGCGGATACTTGCGTGCATAGGGCGCGATGTCGTTGGCGATAGCTTTATCGTCTAGCGAAATCGGATTGTGCCAGGTATGCAGAAGCTTGAGGTTGAAAGTGTCGTCCGGATTCTTCTGAGCAGCTACTAACGCCCCATCTCTACGATCTGGCGATAAATCTAGGCCGAACCAAGTCATCTTCTCGACGTCTAGCTCAATCTCATCAGATCCACACTCCTCCCATTCCTTTACAGGAATCGCGCCGGAGATTGTATTGACCCATCGGCACAACACCTCCGTCTGGACTACATCTGGCGGATCATTGAGAACGGCGCGGATATTATCTTCGTGGATAGTCCAGCCGAGCGCTGGATTACTTGCGACCCAATTCTTCTCATCTTCAATCTTGTCCGAATAAGCTGACCATTCAAAATAAGCGATGTCGTCGTTGCCACCAGCAGCCGAAGCCATACCGCGCTCGCGTAGCTGATTGAGAATCAAAGAATGTTGATCTCCAGCATTCGAGAACGTCCAGAGCTGCGGATTCTTAGCGGCCATCATCGTATATCTCATCGCTGACCAGGCTTCGGTGTCTTTAAGCTGACGCGTCTCGTCCATGTACACCGTTTCCGGCTTAGCGAATCCACGAGCTGCGGCATTAGCTGCTTTGACCACGTAGCGAGCGCCGGACATCAATTCAATCTCTTCGGATCCGTGAGCCCATCGGATTTTCTTGACTTGCTTCGCCAGTGATTCGTTGCTCTCGATAATGCTGACCACGTGCCGGAATGTCTCTAGCGATGTCGTCAGAACGTGAGCAGAACCAAGCTGGAGCGATTCTTGCCACAGGAAAAGGCGAGCCAGAATCGACATCTCCATAATCGTGGACTTGCCATTCTGTCGAGCTGCAACGACCACGACCAGAGGCGCGTGCCAGCGTCCGTCCGGCTTTATTTTTAGCGCGTGCTCGAACACGAACTTCTGCCAAGGCATTAGATCAATGCCTATCTGAGAAGCGAAGTCGATGATTTCTAAGCCCTTAGACGGTAAATCGTTAAGCCTAGAGTGGATTCTGGGCGTTCCTGAGCCGATTAGACGCTCTGGTGTAGGAGAGATTCCCTGTTCCTCCCTGTTCGCCTCTGAGACGACCTTGAGCGCCCTTGTTTGACCCTGTCCAGCCTTAGTCATGACTTGTGCTCTCTTGTGTCGGTGAAAACGGAAAAGGAAGAGTCAGAGGTGTCCTTGCTACACCAAAAAACACGCCTGTTCTGTTTCCTTTCGAATAATTGCATCGAGTACACGCTGCTAAAAGGTTATCGGGCTCATCGGTTCCGCCCTTGCTTATCGGTATCACGTGATCCACAGTAGTTGCATCGTTGCCACAGTATTGGCAGAGATAACCGTCTCTGATAAGTATCCGCTCACGTATCTTTGACCAGGCTCTCGTGCCTCCATTAGCTCTTGCTGACTTAGCTGACATCAATGATAACCATTAGCTTTAAAGAATCTCCATGCGTTGCACATAGATCCGTAACGTCCCTTGATATAGCGAATGCTCCAGTCGACCATCGAGAAGCCATCGAGTCGTCCGTACTTAGCATTACGCATCTGGCCTAAGCCGTAATGAGATCCATTACGTGCATCGATTCTCCAGTTGCTTTCCTTAGTAATCAAGGAATGAAAGCAGCTAAACTGCTCATAGTTAATAATCCTTGAATGTGCATAAAGCTTAAGAGAATCAGTCTTTGTAGCTGCTTTAGCCTCGACTGTTGTGGATACTGTCAAGATCAGAATTGACATAGGAATAGCTAATAAGTTTTTATTATTTTTAATCTTTATTTTTATTATCTTTTTATTTATCTTAATCTTTAAAAGCTTTATATCTTTTAAGTATAGCGATGAATCCTGACATTCTGTCAAGGATTGAGGTCGGTGTGTCGCATCGTTCACAGATGCCTGTGGATAAGTCTGTGGATAACTATTCAAGGCCAGCCACCAGAGAATCATCGACTAACTTGACCGAGAATGCACCACAACCAGAACATTGAGCGAACCATTCGTGCATCGTCAATTCCGCTCCCTTTGTAATGAGGTGCTCTTTACGCCCATCACCATAAAGCTTTTTGCATATTGAGCAATCAAATCGCAGCAGTGGCATATTCGCTCCTGACCAATGTTTCAATCGGATTCAAATTGGCCTGATCGACCCACCAGGAATCCTGACGCGGATTCTTGAACCGCTTGCGTCTAGCGAAAGATACTGGAAGCCAGCCGGCGATGTGATAGACCGGCGACTTGCCGACTACCAGCACTGCGATGTCAGTCTCACGATCATTCGGATAGACGATGAGATTGCCGCCAACATAAGACGTCCAGCGCACTTCTAGCCCTTGACCTACATCAGCTCCTCGCTTGCCGTTCGATAGGTTGATGTCATAATCAAGGCCGAAGTATCTGGCCACGATCATTTCAGCTCCCAGAGATTCGGCGTATTCCGTTACCTGTTCGTGATTATTTAGCTTTGAGTTGTAGTGGATTGTTGTACCTAGTTGGCCACTGTATGAGAACACCACATCGACTGCTCGCTTATGAATAGCCCATTCATCAGCTGCGCTGATAGTCATTTTCTGCATTGGCCACAGAACCACAATACGGGCTCTCCTCCGACGGCTTTAAGATAGCCGGCACGATCTAGCATTTCAATCCGCTTGCAGTTGTCACAGTTTTCGACTTTGTACTCTGCGACGATTTTGCCATCGATAAGAGTCCGGCCAATCATTAAATCAACATCAATCATCTCAGTCACGCGGCTCATCGTGTTGCCATCACAATCAGAGCAAGAATCAAGATGCACTCGAATATGACAAGAATCTGAATGAGACGCTTTTTTGTCATATTTGAGGCCTCCACTGTCCATCAGATCCGAGCATGTACCAGGCTGGCGGACACTGCTTTGCCTTAACCTTCTCGGAGCACATATAACCGCCCCAGCCTTTATTCGTCTTAGCTGATGTGCCTTCTCGCCAGATCATGTGGCCATGAGAACACAATGGAGCAGCAGCTACTTGAACGCCGCCTAACGTTTCTTTAATCGTGTCAATAGCTACTCCAAGAGTTGGAATGCCTGCCTCTTCTGCCTCTTCGCGTGTCTTAAACGATGGCACGTCTCCGTGTTTAGTGTTCCAGTAGTCATAGGCAACGGCAGAATCTTGCACAATCTTTGGATCGATGCGCTCTACTTGTTGCATATTCTGAACCGTAGGCCGCTTATCCGTACCTAGAACAAGCCCCGCGCAACGGCCTATCGCGGACGTACAGGTATCCTCAATAAACCATTTTTTCATCTGGACGTTGTAAGTGTTCACGTTGCCGAAGGCGTAGTCGATGCCTGCTGGCTCTTGATCTTCGTAGTTGCGATAGATACGGCACTCGACCAGGACGTAGCCCTTTTCAAGATTCACGTCCATGATTGATGTGTGGATTTTGCCCTTTGGATAGGTAGCCCAGAATCGTTGAATGCGTGCAGCTACATCTTCATAATTATCTAAGAAACTCACTTGGACACCGCCTGAGCTGATGCGTGACGGCCTACGGCTCGACCGCGTTGATAGCCTTCTTTGTGGCCTTCTTTGTAGCCCATTGTGTAGCTCACAATTGACCAAAGAATACAGGCCAGACACATAAACAGAAATAAACCGATTTCACCTGATGTCATTTTTTGCTCCCGTGAGAGCCTTGTCGAATGCTCCCAGATACAGAGTGACATCGATGACTGACATGGTCAAGTAATGAGCGTATTTTTCGGCGTGTCCTC